GGTGCCCGGGCGACGATCCCCGGATACAGTCAGTCGCCACGCTGCCAAAGGGCGATTGGCTTAATCCACAAAAGAAACGCCCGCCGACGAGGGCGGGCGAAGGGCGCAGCAGACGGACGGGAACCGCGCCAGGAGGAGACTACTTGCCGATCGGGACGCCGTTGCGTTTGAGCAGCTCGATCAGCGCGTCGTCAAAGACGACGTAGTTGGACGTGCCTTGTCCTGTGCCGCGTGAGCCGGCGTCCAGGTAGCGGATTCCGGGGATGCCTTGCCTTGCAAGATCGTCGGAGAAATACGGAGCAAATCCTTCTTTCATGTATCGACTGGCGAACTCCCCGCCAGTCAATTCTGGGTTGGCGCGGCGCTCGTAGCCGGCCTGCAATATCAACCTCAATAGCGCCGGCTGCTCACCCAGCGGCTTATCCCAATCAAGGAAATGCTGCGGCCCGAGCGGATCGGCGGCTTCGCGTGCGGCGTCGGGCCAGCGAAGATTGGCTTCGTAGAGATAACCGGCCTGCTGCCTCTCCCAAAGCCGTTGCGCAGCCTCGTTTGCCTGCTGCAACTTGCGAGCGTCCCCACCGCCCGATGCGGCTTCTTTAACGTACTGCTCTACCGCGCTCGGGGTGTCATGCAATAGGTATCGCTCATAAACCGCCATCGCGTCGTAATCCCCGGCGCGCTCGGCTTGCTTGTACATACGCATGACGTTGTTTTCAAACTTTGCATCCCTCGGGATGTAGTTCTGCGCAACGTCAGGCGCTTCTGCCACATACCCGCCATGCCCATACATCTGCGCACCCTCGCCCGTGCCCATCTTCGACAGGTCGAACTTGTCGAACTTGTGCGGCGAGCCGTGGTAGACGCGGATCGAGCCGAGTAGTCCGCCCAAGTCCTGCATCTTCCCGAGATAGCCCGAATACGCCTGCGGATCGAGCGACCCGCCCATGAGCTTTGCGCGCGCCGCATTGGCCTCGGCCTCGTTCGGCAGCACGTCCAGCGCCGCCGATCGCGCAAACCCCGCCGGATCGGCGACCAACTGCCCCGCCCGCTGCTTCACGCCCGCCGCGTACTGACGAACCGGCGCTAATTCCGGCGTCAGCGACCCCCCAGGCAGCGCGTCACCGACGTACTGCTTGAGCGCCGCGAGCAACGACCCGCCGGCCATGTCACCCGGCAGCGCCCAGCGCCGCGCTGATCGCCTCGGCCATGTTCGCCGGCTCACGCCGCCCGGCGTTGGCCGCCGACGGTCGCAGCGGCTGCGCACCAGCGGCCGGCGTCGCCCGGGCCGGCGCGCTCGCCTTGAGCGTCTCGCCGATGAGCTTGTACGCCGATTGCAGCGCGAACCCCCACTGCTCGGGCGGCAGCGCCTTGGCGATCTCGACCGCCTGCGTCTGCAGCATCGCTTGCTTGCGCGGCCAGTCCAGATCGGTCGCCGACCACTGGCGGACCATCTGCCCGACCTCGGCGGTCGCGCGCTGAACGCTCGCCACGTACTGCTGCTGCGTCTGCTGCTCGGCCTGGACGGCTTGCGTGCGGCGCTGCTCGTCGGCGAGCACCTGTCGGGCCCGGAGCACCTCGCGCGCCGCCTCCGCGGTGATCTTGCCCTCCTGCACGGCCTGCGCGAGATCGGGATGCGCGCTGAACGGGTCGGCCCCGTTCGGGTCGCGGCCCATCGCCACGCGGTACTGCTGGGTGAGGTGCGCCAGCATGGGCTCGGCGGCGGCCCAGTTGCCGGACTTGATCGCGCGCGCGAAGTCGAACAGCGCGACAAGCTCCTGATCGTTCGCGCCGCTGTCGACGATCATGCGCTGGAAGCCCTCGACGGCCTGGCGCATCTCGCCTACCTGCGCCTCGGCCTGCTCGATTCGCGTGTCGCGCTCGCGCACCATGCCCACCAGCGAGCGGAATCGCTCCTGCGCGCCCTCGGACAGCCCCTCTGGCTCCTTGAAGGCGTCCTCGGTCGGCTTGGCGAGATCGGCGGGCTTCGTCTCGGCGGGTTTCGCCGGGTCGGCGGGCTTGGTGGGGTCCGGTTGCGCGCCGTCTTTCGGCAGGAACCGGCCATCCGGCCCGCGCGGGCGGTCGTCGGTGGGCTCGGCGGGCGCTGACGGTTCGTCGTCTTTCAGCGCCGCGCCGATCGCGTCGAGCATGGATTGCTCGGGCGCGGCGGCTTCGGGGGCGCTTCCTTCGGCGATAGGCTGCTCGACCGGCGCGGCTGCGTCGGGGGCGGCTTGCGGATCGACTTCATCGGCCATTGGCTACCTCGGTGGGTTGCAGGACTGGCGCGGAGCACGCGCCCCGCGCCGCGCTCATCAGGCGCCGGTGACGGCCAGCCAGCCGCTCGCGTCGGTGCCCGAGCCCTTGATGTAGAGCGTCGTCGCCGCGCCGCCGCCGATGGCGAGGAACATCGTGCCCGGGGCAGCCGCGACCAGCGATGCCGGCGTGCCCGTGCCGATCATCACCCGCGCGTGCGCCTCGGTGGACGCCGCCAGATCGGCCTCGAACGTCGCGGTCCCGGTCACGCAGGTCGCCCGCACGAGGCAGCGCTTGAGCAGCACTTCGTTCTTCGTGAGCGACTGCGCTTGCGTGCCGAACGCCCAGTTCTTCCACGTCGCGCCCCCGTCGTAGCTGATCTCCAGCTTCGCGGTGGACGACGCGGGCGTGATGACGCGAATGGTCTCGCCGGCCTCGATCGGGTACGTCTCGGGCGAGCGAACCGTGGCATCGAGGGCAATGGTGTACTTGGTACCGGACATGACTAGGCTCCTACGGGAAGTTCAGCGGGCAAGCCCGCAGGGGGTTGAACCGCCATCTCGGGCGGCATCTGGTCGGGCATGGCGCCCGGAATCTGTGGCATCTGCGGATGAAGCGGTGGCAGCGGCGGGAAGAACTTGCCGATGTCGATGCGCTCGTCGAAGCGCTTGAGCGTCTCGCGCAGCAGCTCGATCACGCCCTCCGCCTGGTCGTTCAGCCCGGCCTGCCGGAACTGGATCACCTGCTGCATGAAGCTCATCAACTGCGGCGCGAGCTGCACCCACTGCTCGCGCTCCTGCATCCGGTTCGGCTTGCCGGTCGAGCCGGCGCGAATCTCGACCTTGACCAGATCGAAGATGTCGTCGCGCGGCAGCGTCGGCCACACGTAGCCCGGGCCGGCGATGCGCTCGACCATCGGCTCCGCGAGTTCCTGCAGCAGAATCTGCGCCGCGTACTCGGCCATCTCGGTGAGATACCCCTCCAGCGTGTCCTGCCGGTAGCTGGTGCGGGACTGCATGCCCTGCGCCTGGATCTCGGCTTCGGTGGCGGTCTTGGCCTTCTGGATGCTGGCGCGACTCGCATCGGACGCACCCGATGTCTGCTCGAGGTCGCGCAGGATCGGCGTCGTGTCGTAGCTCACCGGGTCGATCGGCGCCGGCGGGAACCTCACCACTTCGCCGGCCAGCGGGGCCTCGGCGCCGTTGGTGGTAACGCCGATCATCTGCCGGCCCTCGCGATTGGCGAGGTTGCCCACGTCCTCGTCGGTGAGCGAACCGCCCTTTCGGTACACGGTCACCGGTCGGTTTTCCTTGCGCGCCTGCGCGAGCTGCGTGCGCATGCTGTTGTACTCGTCCTGCAACCCCGCCCACTGCTCGACGTCCGCCACCGGGTAGAACTGCCCGTCGACCTCGTTCCAGAAGATGGCGAAGAACGGGTAGAAGCGGCGGCCGTTGCGCTCCAGCCGGTACGGCTCGCGCGCCCACTCCTTCGCGCCGAACTCGACCGTGTAGATCGTCTGCGCGCGCCGGTCCCAGATCTCGAAGACCATCACGAACTGCTGCCGGTCGCGCTTGGACTGGCCCTGCTTGCCGGCCAGCGCGTCGCGCTTGTCCGCGTACTTCGCGCCCACCGGCTTCTTGCCGAAGCGATCCTCGAAGTCCGAGCAAGTCATGACGATCCGGTGCGCGATCGCCCGGGCCTGCGGGTACTCGCTGAACGTGGTCAGCGACTCGTCGAGGATGAGGATGTCCGCGTCCGACACGAAGTCGATCACCAGACCTTCCTCGAGCAGCACTTCGACCTGCGATTCGAGCGCCGCGAGCTGGTCGCGCAGTTCGGCTTCTTTCGCCTCGCGGTCAGTCGCGTCCGGCGACTGCACCTGATCGGTCAGGCTCTGGATGCGCTTCAGGTTGTCCTGCGTGTCGGCAATCCGGTTCACGATCACCGGATCGCGCGCATAGTCCCGCTGGTAGCTGACCTTGAGCCACGCGACGCCCGCCGTCATCGCCGACGGGATGGCCCGCGTGATGCGGCGCTTGAGCTTGCCGTCGCGCACGAACAGGCGATTGAGCACGATTTCCATCGTCGCGCAGAACGTGTCGAGCGCCTCGTAGGACGAATCGACTACTTGTTCCTCTGGAGCTACGTCGATCTCCGGGTCTCGCGCGTAGTACAGCGGGACCAGCGTCTGCATGATCCCGAGGATCAGGTTCGCCCGCACTTCCTCCGGGTCGCGCACTGCCTCGTCGTCCATGTGCTGGACGCCGCGGACGTACTTTTCCAGCTCGGCGATGCGCTTGCGCCGCGGCTTGTTGTCCTCGATCGCCGACTCGATCGCCGCCTGATACCGGCGAATGAGCGCCGCGTCGCGCGGATCGGTCTCAGTCTTGGCCTGGTCGTCGGTCATTTGTCGGCGAGCATCCGTTCGATCTTCACCCGCTGCTCACCCGACAGCCCGGCGGAATCGCTCGGCCGCACGTCCATGTCCCGATCCACCTCGGAGTCGAGCGACGCGAGCGCGAGCTTGCCGCGCTGGATCGTCGTCATGATCCCGTCGTGCGCGAGCGAGTCGGCAGCAAGTGCGGAGAGCGCCGCGGGCACGATGATCGGCTGGCCGTCGAAGAGACACCCCTCGACCGAGTAGACGCGGAACCTGCGGAGGTCGCCGCGCTCGTCGCGCAGATCGTCGTATCCCTCGAACCGCGCGCGCGGCGTGTTCATGGCGATCAGTTCGCCCAGGTCGAGCGAACGGCGCGTCTCGCGCAGGCTGGCGATGAGCTTCATCGGGGGATGTGTACAACCCCCGGATTGGCTTAATCCACAGTCAGCGGTCCTCGGGCCAGCCAAGCGGATGCTTGATCGTCACCGCACCGCGGCGCTTGGCCGAAATATCGACGGTGCAAATCTCTTGGCCCTGCGCAGTCTCGACCTCCAGATAGCCGTTGCCGCAGTCGTCACGCGTCCCCCATACGTAGACCACTGCGTCAGGCGTCTGTTCGGCAATTCGCTGCAATGCTGAGATCAGCTCACCAATCGGAACCGGCTTCGCCTTCATGATCCGCCCCTATGCCTTGTACCTGCTCCTCGGCCGCTCCACGGGCGCATCGAGCACCCGGGCCGGCACGACCCCGAGCGCGGGCGGTGCGGCCCGCTCCTTCGGCTGCACCGGCGCCAGCCCCCGCCCGAACTTCTGCATCCCGCGAGCCGCCAGCGAGAGCACGTCCACGCCATCGTCGAACGCGCCGGCCGGGAACGCAAGCAACTGGTCCATCAGCACCGGCACCCAAGGTTTGCCCTCGGGCACCGACAGCCAGCCCATTGCGATCAGCGCCTGCAAGCTGCGCGCGCGCGTCGGCTTGTCGTGGATCGACGCGAGCCACTCGAGCCAGCATGGCACGCCGCGCTGCTGCATGCGCTTGAGCAGGAACGGCTCCACGGCACGCCGGATCACGCCCGACTCGCCGAACCAGATCGCGGGCCGCCACTTGTCGATCAGGTCGATCTGACGCTCGATCCACACGTCGGATTGCGCCTGCTCGCGCCACCAGTCGAGCAAATACCAACGGGATTCGTGATCGACGCCAATCACCCCATGCTCGGTGTAGTCGCCGCCGTCCTCGGTCACGGCATAGTCCGACGCCCCGATCACGACCATGCCGCGCGGCGCGATGCCATATCGGGCGATCTTCGTCGTCTCGAAGTAGCCACCGGAGTCGGGCGCAGGGCGCTGCTGGTAGAGGGACGACCAGGTGCGCGGGTTGGAGCGGAAGTTCTGCCAGTGCCGCTCGTCGAACCACTCCGGCCAGAGCATTTCGCCGGGCGCGCGCCCCAGCGGGTCGTCGGCACGTTCGGCCTGCGCCGGCAGGCACAGCACCTCCCACGTCTGTCCGTCGCGGCACTCGATCATGCCCGACCGGCCGTCGTACTTCTCGGGGAGGATGCCGCCGGCAAGGTCCGCCTCGTGCCAGCGGGTTTGCACCAGCACCACCCAGCCGCCGGGGATCAGGCGCGTCATCAGGTCGTCGTCGAACGCCTCGCGGGTTTTCTTGCGGATCACCTCGGAGTCGGCGTCCTCGCGCCCCTTCACCGGGTCGTCGATCAGCAGCCCGTTGGCACGGTTGCCCGTGATGCCCGACAGGATGCCGCCCGCCAGATACTCTGAACCGTTCGTCAGCGCCCATTCGTCAGCCGCGGACGTGTCGGCAGCGATGCCCGCACCGAAGATTGCCGAGTACCCGGACTGACGGCAGATTTGCCGAGCTCGCCGGCCATGACGCCGCGCCAGGTCCGACCCGTAGGACGCCAGGATGATCCGGTAGCCCGGGTGCTTGCCCATGAGGTACGTGGGCGCGACGACGCTCGTGTACGTCGATTTGGCGCTGCCCGGCGGCATGAACACCATCAGCCTGCCGTGCCTGCGCGCTGCGGTGCGCTCGATCGCCTCGAGCAGCAGCCGATGGTGCGCGGTGACGCTGGTCTCGATCGGCTGGAACAGCCATTCGTCGGGCTCGTCGCTGGCCGGCTTGCCCGGCACTTCGATCGCGTTGGCGTAGGCGACGAGGGATGCGCGGGCACGGCGGCGGCGCAGCAGTTCAGCCGCGGCCTGTGATGGCGATATGGGCGAGCTCGTCATCGGTCACGTCATGCACGCGCCGGACGTCGATCGGCCCGTTCGGTCCCTTGTGGACGATCGTGGTCGCTGCCTCGAACCCGTGCATCTTGTTCAGTTCGGCCACCGCGCGCACGCGATCGGCGTCTTTCTCGGCCCGCACCGCAACCTCGGCAAGCACCTTGACCGACTGCTCACGCGTCCACAGTGCCTTTTCGGCGATCGCGGCCTTCAACGAGGCGATTCTTGCGGCGATCTTGGGATCGGCGACCATGCGGCTGGCCTGCGGGTGCAACGCGTCCGGCGACCACTTGAGGGACTTGGGATAGGCGTGTCGGTACGCGTCCGCCTGGCTCATCCCGTCGGCGATGGCTTGGGCAAACGC